ATATTACAAACAAATACAGAGCACAAGATAGAAATATGGTGCCTGGTTTTTCAACAACAGCAAAGACTCGTCCATTAGCAATAGCTAAAATGGAAGAATATACAAGAGAAAAATTAGTGAAACTTCACTCAAATCGATTAATTGATGAATTATTTGTATTTATATACAAGACTGGAGTTACACAATCAAAAGCAGAAGCAATGCAAGGTTACAATGACGACTTAGTTATGTCTTATTCAATAGCACTTTGGGTTAGAGATACAGCTCTTAGACTACAGAAAGACAAAAATGACCAACAATGGGCAACTATGAACTCAATGTTGAAGTCAAATGGAAACAAATCGGAACACGCAGCAGGTTTTGGAGTAGGTTCTACTGGACAACCATCAAAGAATCCATATGAAATGGATATAGGAACTGGTGAAAAAGAAGATTTAACTTGGTTAATTAAATAAGAGGTAAAAAATGGCAGACGAAAACATATTAACGAGATTAGGAAAATTATTCCAAAATCAAATCGTAGTTAGAAAAACAGATTCAGGACAAGTAAAAGTAAAAGATGTTGAGTTTACACAAACAGCTTTGACATCCAACTTTATTGATAGATATAATAGAATAAATTCAAGTGGATATGGTGGAACATCATATGCAGCTAAACAAAATGCAAATGCATATGATACAGCTCGTAAAGAATTATTCAGAGATTATGAATTAATGGACGCAGACCCAATCATATCATCAGCATTAGATATTTATTGTGATGAATCTACGGTTGATAATATTGAAAACAGAATTTTAAAGATTAAAACAGATAATCCAAAAGTCCAAAAAATATTACACAATCTGTTTTATGATATAATGAATATTGAATTTAATCTATGGAGTTATATTCGTAATATGGTGAAGTATGGTGATTTTTATTTACATTTAGATATATTGGATAAACATGGAGTTGTAAATGTAAAACCTCTTTCAGTATATGAAGTAAATAGATTAGAGGGACATAATCCAGAGAATCCAAAATTAGTTCAATTTGAAGTTCAACAATATTCAGAAACAAGAAGAAGTTCAAAACCAAATGATGTTCATGAAAATTATGAAGTGGCTCACTTTAGAAATTTAGCTGATACAAATTATCTACCTTATGGTAAATCAATGTTAGAGGGTGCAAGAAGAGTATTTAAACAATTAACTCTTATGGAAGACGCTATGTTGATTCATAGAATGATGAGAGCACCAGAGAAAAGAGTATTTAAAGTTGATATTGGAAACATACCACCAAATGAAGTAGATAACTTTATGCAACAAATCATTGGTAAAATGAAAAAGACACCTGTGATGAATGCAAATGGTGAATATAATTTAAAATACAATATGGAATCCGTAACAGAAGATTATTACTTACCTGTTCGTGGTGGAGATAGTGGAACGAATATTGATACCTTACCAGCTTTATCAAATGAAGGTGCTATTGATGATGTTGAATATTTAAAAAACAAAATGATGGCAGCATTGAAAATACCAAAAGCGTTTCTTGGGTATGATGAGAATGTAGGTTCAAAAGCTACATTGGCTGCTGAAGATGTTAGATTTGCTAGAACAATAGAAAGACTACAGAAAATCATATGTGCTGAATTAGAAAAAATTGCTGTTGTCCATTTATACACA